GTCCGTACCAGTGTCCTTGATTGCTAGAAACTCCTCTATGACCAAGACGTTGTCGGTGCAACACAACCCATCAAAGTGCTTCGCGTTACAATTCAGATAAAAGACTCCAGGTCGCTGTGTCGGATCGAGGGTGGCGTACTTAGTAAGTTCGGCGTACGGCAGTGCATCGATAACGGCACTTTGGGTCATGTGATCTAGAATGTATGATTTCCCTATTCCAGCTCTTCCATATAAGCAAGTCGTGGTTGGGGGGACACGGGAAGTGGCGGTGGTGTAAAGCTTTTCCGTTATGTGGGAGAGCTTGTCCATCTTCGTCAACAACAGTCGATAGGTAGCATAATCAGCATGTTTGGCTCCTATGTTCTGCATACCCCTCATGAGTTTCTTGGAGTAATCTCTCACCTTTTCAGCATCATGGATGGTAGGTATAGAGGAACCGTCTGACAGACGGTTGTGCACTTCTTCTAAAAACTCAGTGCTCTCGTATAGAAGAGGGTTGGAGGTCAAGCTACGAGCGACCTCAGGATACCCAAGCATCTTGGCAAAGAAAGCCAGCATGTGTTTAATGAAAGTGACCACGCCATAAAGGGATTTTAAGACAAACTTGAAATCGGCGAAAGCGTCACAGATAAACTCACTACATTCGTGAAGATACGTGGACTTAAAAAGTCTCCCGAAAGACTCTCCAAACAACCACGGGAGCCACTCTGCCATCACTGAAAAGAGTCTCTTAACTCTAGGGTACAGACTCTCTGTCCCCTTGTCGTCCACCTGTGGTTCGATGGGTTCTGTGGGCTCATCGACCGTTGCGCCAGAGAACCACTCAAAAAGGGATTTAACCCCATCGACTATGGCCGTAGGCAACGAGAAGGAACTTGACAGTATCTCCATGAAACTGGATATGAGATCTCCCCCATACTTACCCACCTCGGTGAGAATGTTCAAGAGGAAGGGGAAGAAGTCCTTGAAGCGATCCATGATGCCAAAATTGATATTGTGGGACACGTTGATGTTAGCAAAAGTATTCTCCAATCTCTCTCCGAGACCATCAGCCGCCTCAACCACAGTGGTGGTACTATCTCGTACGGTAGCTGCCAAAGTGTCTGCGGCTGACGAAATGCCCATCATATCGGACAAACCCCACTGCGGTTCTAGCTTCTGTTCGGCACGTTCCGTGGTGGTATTCAAAACTTTGAGGACTGACTCCCTCATTCTGATCTCCTCATCACTAAGAGGGTTTAGATCAGACAAAATTCCCTTAAGCTCATAAGAGGCTCCGGTAGAGAGTGTCATGAGAGCTTGGTTCAAAATGGGTACAAAATTGGGCACATCGTGTTTTTCCAAGTACCGCAAGACAAGAGCCTGTGTGCGCAGGCCTTGAACGTAAGCAGCATGGAAGTTGGATTCGGTCCCCCGTGGGTCAGGTCGCAGTCTGGTCCTCTCTGCCTCTCTCAAAATAGCAGAAAGTCCTATGTTGGACGCTGAAAGCATATCGTTGGAAAAATTCGTCAGGTCGTTGAAATCTTTAGACAAACGAAGGCACGTGGTAAAATTCTTTCTGGCTTTCTGGAGAAAAGCCAAACGTCTCTTGCCTTCAAACGATGGATTAGCGTGTTTAACAGTAGATTCACAATGTTTGCGAGAAGATATTTTCTTCTTAGTTCGGGAATATTTAATCATTTTGTATCTAATTCTTAAGCTAAATTTGCAATGGGGACCCCCCCAGTGGGTTGGCTGTGTTTTCACCCGCCTCCCTTCGGTGTCGGCTTAGATTGACTTACTTTACGTGCAATCAGGTCCGCTGAATTTTATGGAGTCTATATCTCCTGTCTCCTTGTTTAACCTGCCTGGACTCGGCAGCCTGTCGAAGTGGTCGTGACACCAGCTTGAGACATGGTTCCAAGAACTCCAGTAGAGCTTCGATGCCCGCAATAGGCCTGAAGGATGCGTCAGACATCAACTCAGTTAAGACCGCGTCAGGCTCTCGCCCTACTAGTCTACTTCATCGTCATGTTTTCATCAGTTCGAAGATATCTGGAGCAATCGGAGCCAACCCCATCAGCCTGGTTCCCTATTCCACTACAGGGCTAGACTCCTCTGGTTGTAAATCAGAATCGTCTTACTACTCCTTCAATGGGTGGTGCAATCTCCCCATTGTGTGTGACTGGTACAAACACACCTACATGATCAGAGCCATAACCGGATTTCTCAACGGTCAGTAATCACAA